ACTTCAATACTTTTTCCTCAAGATACTTTTGATAGTCCATAGACTTTGCATCTTGATTAATCAATTCATCATTATGATAAATCTCAAAGAGATTTGGTTTGATTCCTCTTCGTATCTTCCATTCAGCCGTACCAACAGAAAATTCAATCTCTGTTAATGTATCTCTCTCATTAACCGAATTAACTAGTTGACCTTTATTAACTTTTTTGAATGGTTTTCCAAACAGAGAAAAGGTAATAGCATCAATCAAAGTAGATTTACCAGCACCATTTTTACCAACGACTAACATCATTGATTCTTGGTCTAGTTTTACTTCTATGAATCTATTACCAGTTGCTAGGAAGTTTTTCCATCTAACGGTTTTCAATCGAATCATTATTCACATCAAAAAAAGTTTTATCATTAATAGCTTTATCATCTACCCATATATCATACAATGGTTTTCCACAATGTATAGAAGTTGCTTTAACACCCCAATCTTCTAATTGTTTTTTTGTAAATGCTCTCCAATCTTTACCAGAACCACTACCCCTTGCTGTCCAGTAATGTACTTCATGTCCTTCATCATATAACTTATTTAATTGTTCTATTCTTTCTTTATGTGGTTCATGTTTTGGATAATCTGGTTTAGGTCTTATCTGTGTACATATAGTTCCATCAATATCTACCATATATTTACTCATCAGAATTTATTGCCTCATCATACAAGATTTGTAATAGCCTCTTTACTTTATTTCTTTCAACACGTTTCTCATGGTCTATTGGCATACTATCCACATACTCTTGTAAGAATGTAGATGTATTGCCAACTTCGACATCTTCACTTTCTTCTAAGTTTGAATATCTTGCAGTATATTCAGACAAGTCCTCAAGTATAATTAAATCTACTGGATTTGATTTGTACATACGATCTAAGAATGTTTCAAACTCTGGTATCATAGTTTTATTTTCTACAATCAACTTGACAATCTTATTCGTATAAAAACTAGTATCCAACGATCTAAAATTGTTTTCCCAATTCTCATCATCATAATATATCTTTTCAAACAAACGATACTCATTCTTTATAAACTCAACTTCTCTAGTTTCTGTATCGAATATATGAAATCCTTTTGGATCATCATAATCATTCCAAGTTATTTCGTATGGAGCTCCAAGATAATGTATGTTACCTTTACTAGACTTGTGATGATAATGTCCAGATGCAACAAACTCATAACGATTAAAAATACTTGGTTGAAGTCCCGTACCAGCCACATAGTTTTTGTACATGGCAAAACCCTCAACTTCCAAATGACCAAGTGCAACCTGGGCTTTGGAGTTCTTAATAAAGTTTAATGTCTTATCAGAGTTTTCAGAATTAATCCACGGGATCAAATCAATCAATGTGCCATCAATAGATATAGTTGTAGCCTCTGGATACACTTCTACATTATCATAATGTCCATATAATAGTTTAGAACTATTAACATCATTGGTATTTCTATAATAAGTAGAATGATTGCCGACTATAGAATGTAATGTAATATGATTCTCTCTCATAACATCAAAATAGTATTCACGCACCCTATCCAGTATAGCAAAATTGACATACTTTCTACGATCAAAGGTATCACCCAAATCTATTACTGTATGAATTTTATTTTCTTTTAAGTATGGAAAGAACTGATTAGTGTAGAACTTTTCTATATATTCATTAAAAGACTGACTATCACTCTTACCACCAAAATGTTGATCTGTAATTAAAGCTATTTTCATTTATGTTTTATTTCCCATTTATGATTACATCTGGTACATTCAAATACTTGTACTGTTTTATTATTACGCCTCTCAACATCAAAACCACAATTTGTAAATGCATGATCTGGTTCGTGTTCTTTACACCTTGGACATTCCTGAAATATCATTACATTGTAATCATTTGCCACTAAGTGCCTCCTTTACGATATTAGAAATTATAAATCTTAAATTTTTAAATTCTCGTAATCTTCGTAAAGTATATGGTAGCCAATCGTCACCAAATGGAACATATAGTCTAACAGAATAACCTTGCTTTTGCAAGGAAGAACTTAGATCACGCCGAATCCCGTACAACATCTCTATAATAAGATCAGTCTTTTCTATATTAAACCTTTTTAAATAACCGAGGATATCATCTAATAACTGCTCATCATGTGTTCCCAAAGCTGGAGTTGGTGTTGTATCATTCTTATAATGATAATAAGAACGACATCTATCAGACACCAATCTCAATGCCTGTTTCAAAAATGTATCATGTATTAAATCTTTTCTCTTATATCCTTTTGTAATATGCTCTTTATAAGCACCCTTCACCAATCTAACAGATACTCCCTTCTCCATCATCTCTGTTAAATCTTTCTCTGTTCTATATAGATTTGATTGAAGTGCAATACCAATATTAGGAAACTGTATTCTCAATCTAAGAGCTAGATCAATTGTATCTTGTGTAACTGTGGAATCTTCCATATCCAATCGTACAGTCATACCATGAAGATAAGCTCTGTGTACAATCTCATTCAAACGTGCATAACACTTTTCTTTATTCAACAACAAACCTAACTGTGTTGGTTTAATAGAAATATCCAATGGATAATTAACCAGTTCATAATATTTAATTATATCATTATACTGTGCTAAAGCTTTATCACATTGTTCTTCAGTTTTACTGATCTCACCAAGATAGTCAATCGTTATATCATAACCATCAGTAATAAGCGAACCAATAACAGGAATAGCGGAATCGAAATCCACACCAGCAATAAATCTTTTTGCAAATGGGTAAATCAATTTTTCTATATTCATCTCATAAATCTCTCAACACCTCTAATTTTATTTTTTTTCTTTTGTGATTGATAAGGAGATTCAGCATACTTCTCATGTGTGCGTAAATATTCAATATATGTTGTTACTTGTTTCTGGTTATCTTCACCAGCTACACTTACTTGTTGCATGATACCAGATCGTTCTACATACAAATACTTCAAATGCATCTGTTTCTTTTCTTTCTGTATCCTACGAACAAATGCATGATGAATGATCTGTGTAAAATAAGAGAAAGGGTTTTTGGATTTCTCGGGAGAAAAATTATGTGCATAGAGTAAACAGTTCTCTATACCATCACTTACTAAGTCATCACGAAAAGTATAGTTAATGAAGTTTGGTTTCCAAGCCAGGTTCTCTGATATCTTTAAAAAACACTCTGCCATATATTCTGTACAAGGTGGATCAGGATCTTCCACTTCTCTTGCATCAAGAACATGCTGTTTCCACTTTTTCATTTCTTTAAAGAACATTTCATTATCTACATAGTGTTTTGGGTTAGCCATTATTTCACTCCAGTTGAACCAAGACCACCGCCTCGATTTTTAATTTCAGTTTCAGCATCATGTTCATCTTTAATAATATCAACCATCTCAGATTCAATTATTGGTTTAATAACCATCTGTGCTATTCTATCACCCTTCTTTACTTCATAAGGCATATGATTATGATTAATCATTATTATTTTTAATTCATCACGATAACCAGAATCAATAGTGCCAGGTGTATTCAATACTTGCAAACCATATTTTGCAGCCAAACCAGATCGTGATCGAACTTGTCCTTCATACCCGTATGGTATAATAATAAACAGACCGGTTCCTATCGTTACCCAACTAAAGGCTCGAATCCGAATATCCTCATTAGAACGGATATCCATTCCAGCATCACCACGATTCTTAAACTCTGGTAATGGATTATCAGTTTCTCTATAAATTTTAATTTGTAACTTACCTGTCAATTCATTAATCATTATCTGGCCAATCCTTTTCGTTAATTCCTATTGGTGTCATGGTTGTCGAACTATAAGAATATTCCGTTTTAATCTGTGCAGGTCGATTAATTGGAAAAGTCTGTATACGTTTACATCCTTCACATTCATAATATCTATACCACTTATGATCGCTAATACCTTCAGCCATCTGTTTCAAGGTATTCATCTGACAATTCGGACACTTCCTCTTTGTTTTCATAATCGTGTACCACCTTTTTTAATTCGTTTCTAAGTCGAAACTTTTTCCAGATTCGTTTTTGTCTTTTCTTCTGCTTTGACTTATCTGTTGACATCTTTCTATATGTCTTACCCACTTCTTTATCTCCTATTTATATGGTTACTTGTTGGAAGTTATAGTCGAATTTCTCGTCAGCATATATCTTGACACGTTCTCTCCAATGTTTAAGCCCATAGTTATCTCGTTTTTTCCAATGTAAGTCATCAACTATATCGTACAGTACTGCTTGGTTGTTCTTATCATCCAATCTTAGTATTCTACCAATAGATTGTAAGTTTCTAATCTTAGCCTTGTACGGGTGTGCAAATATTAATGATTGCAAATTTTTTATATTAACACCCGTTGATAGAACACCAGATGATGCAATTATGATAGCATCTTCTTCACCCTCTGTTGCTTGTCTAATTTCTTCTCTTTGTTCAACATCAGTTTCACCAGCTATAAAAAATACTCGTCTGGTAGATACTTTATCTAATAACATTCTCATTAAAACTTTACCGTGCTTCTCTACATAATTAAATAGAACTAATGTGTTTCCTTTCTGATCCAATGCAAGATTACAAATAAAGTTATTTCGTTTTGTATGTGATACAAGAAAATCTATTTCTTCTTTATATGTAGATTTCTTTTGTGAATCTCTTTCTGCATCAGGATACTGCATCAATAAACATTGTATCTTTAAATCAGATATATGTTTGTCTTTCATCAACTGTTTAGATGTTACAGCCTTATAGACTTGTCCAAACAATCCTTCCAGAACAAATTGATGTGTCTTGGATTCAGTCAATGTACCAGTAGTTCCAAATCTATATCGACAACTCACCATCTTTTCAAGAATACCTTTTAATGAGTTTGCATTACAAAGATGTGCTTCATCACCAACTACCATACCAAACTGTTTAAAGTATGGAGCTGGTAGTCTAAACAATGATTGCCATGTAGAAATTACAATCTGTTTATCTGTTTTCTTATCTCTACCAGAATATATCATATGACATTGACCCTTACCATCCCACTTATCATGTGTTGAATAGTCTAGGAAGTCATTATACATCTGTGTCACTAGATTGGTTGTTGGCACAAGTATCAGTATCTTATCTTTATCCAAGAAGTTCTGATGCCATCTTATTAAAGAGTATATGACCAAACTTTTTCCAGAAGATGTTGGTGAAAGCAAAAGAGCTCTCTCTTTCTTTACACAATGTGTAAAAGACTGTATTTGATAATCTCTAGGTATGATCGGCTTATTCTTACAATGAAGATTAAGTGCCTTAAAGAAGTCGTTGATGTTCTCATCAGACAAACCAGATGTAACACTAACAACATCACTCTTAACTGGATAATGTCGTTGCATGGCGAACTTCATAAGATGATCGTATAGACCAGTATAAAGTTGTTGCGTTTTAATATTGAATAAACGAATCTTGCCATCCCATATCTTGTTTCGATACTGTGGCATAAATTGAAAGCCTGGGACTTGAAATGAGAAAAACTCATTCAGTTCTTGAGCAACGTGTCTTTCACAGGAAATCATTAAAAATGTTTCATTCTGTTTTCCAACAGTTATCATAATTAAAAAGCACCACCCATAAACTTCTGGTGTTCAAGTGCGTTCTTTATATTAAAAGATTTATTCTGCATTACTTTTCCAGCTTCTACTACCAATTTAAGTTTCTCTGTTTGTGCTATGATTCTATCACGAACTTCATTTAATATAAGATCAGAATCAAGATATATATTAATATCTGCTTTTAAAACTTTGTGGTCAAATGGTTCTTTATCATATACAGCTGGGTCTGCCTTTCCCATATAATATGTCCAACGATTAAATCTCGCAACATTATATTCTTTCTCAAGAAATCGTAAACGCAAAGCTTCGTCATGTGCCATTTGTTGATACTTGACTGCTTGTTCAGGAATCTTGAGCGACTCAACATCCAGTTGAGTTTGGTCAATCTTTTTATCTTTTTCTAATTGGATTTTTATATCATCAATTTTCATGTATATAATATAACATATTAAATATAGGAATACAAGGAAGAAGTTTAGACAATCTTTGTAACATTAAACATACCCTTAAAATTGAATGTAACATCCACAATAATAGGGTCAAGACCAGCCTGTGTAGTATCTAACTGGACAGAACTTAAAGATGTTGGAAAAGCATCAGTAAATGTAATTTTATAGTTTGGATTTGATTTATTTGTAAGTAATATTATATCCATATCTGAAAACATACTAGAATATTCAGAAACTTCTGAATTATCTTTCAATGTTTTAAATTGAGAATACTCTCTTGGAAATCCAAGAGCTGTCATCCAATTATATACTTCTTGATAGTTTTTTAAATCTTCATCTAATATAAAACTCAAATTCAATGGTTCAAATGTTAATGTGTCACCTTCAACCGGCAAGTTCATAAACGGCATTGGTTGAAAAGCTTCCCCAAGAACAACAGAAGGAATAGCAATTCTCTGACAAAAAAAATCTACATGGGGGAGTCTTGAAATATTAACTTCAAAACTAACTGCATTAAATTGATTTAAATTTGATGGTTGTGAATCTGTAATTTTACTCATTTATTTATTCTCTGTAAGCATCTCAACATTTTCAATATCTTCTTTTTTTATATCATCTATATTTATACCCAAAATTATTGCTATCTTTCGTTTATACCATTTCATAGCTTCTTTTAACTTTTCTTTATCCATTTTTATTTCTCCATTTTAAGTTGGTGTAGATGATAAAAAGCTATCGTGAGATTATAGTTAATATCATCTACACCTTATATTCAAAACAGAATCTTTAGATCCTGTATAGTATTTATACTACTTGAACCAAGCACGACATAGGAATAATAACATAAAGAAATCCCCAATACAAGGAAAAAGTTAAGAATACTTATAACCAGCTCTATTCAGTTCCTGTCGATTAAACATATGTTCCTTGTGTATATCAGTTTTAGACTGTCCATGATACTCAACTGCCATATGTTGTTCAACCATCAGCTGATTAATATTCACATCATCAATGATAATCTCTCCGAGGATTCTACCATATTTTCCCTTCATATCCAAGTGAGTTCTTAAAGTAATACATGAACCTTTCTTGCATTGATCTTTAAGAAATGCCGCTGCTAATTTACCATAAAATTTTTCTTCTTTATCTCTAGTGCGGGATTCAGGAGTATCAATACCATACAATCTGATTCGTTGTTTAGCTAATACAATACCAAACCCCAAATCAATATCGACATCTACAGTATCACCATCTACAATTCTTTTTATTTTAGTTTTGTATTCATGCATATTAATTCATTGAACAAGGCATCCAAACATTCTCATGTTTGTGAAAATGAATATTACCATTACAACCCAACCAATCTGATGCTTTAAGTGCTTCAGCTGGTGTCTTGTATGTATGTGCAAAAATATCTCTTGAGTTAATAACTCCTTCAGGAGCTTTTGGTGTTTCGTGTGGTGTAACAAAATCTTTTGCATTTGATTGGATAAAACTACCTAACATTTCATAGAATACTTCTTTACCACCATAACCTTCAAGGCGAGCAATTTCTTTGTTATCCCATATAACAAATGTTGGTGTTGCAACAATAGGTTTTAATCTTTTATCTTCAAATGCACGACCAACCCATTCAGGCATTTCTTGATTAATTTGAATTACTTTAAGAGGAAGTATTTTAGAATATTCTGTATTATCATATGTTGGTGCAACATCATTAAGAAAAGCTTTACAGTAACTACAATGTGGATTACTGAACATCAACAACTCATATGCATATACTGGAAATGCAACCAGTAAAAAAAGAAATGTAAACAATATTTTTTTCATAGCGTTCTCCAAATAAAAAAAGAGGGATAGGGACAAGTCCCCATCCCCCCATTTTAAGTAAACTACTAAATTACATCAAGTTAATAACTTTAACTTTACGATAGTAACTGTTGTTATTTACCGTCGATGTGCTTGGTGTAGCAGCAGAGAACGGATTCGCAACCATACCATATCGAGTTTTGAACGCGATTTTGGGTTGGAAAGTGTTCTCGCCCATAGCACGAACCATTTGTAATGGAACGTATGGACAGTAAAATAATCCAGCATCATAAGGACTAGATCCCTTATAACCCACACATAACATATGCTCTGATTGACCAGAAGCAAGATAGTAAGGATCAACGAAAACTTTCATTCCGTTAACTGTTCCTACCATTGTGTTAGCGTGTGTGTCATTATTGACGTTAGATTGTATTGCCGGAGCATAATCCAAAATACCAGCCATTGCAAGTGCAGAAGCAACATCATTAGTTGTAATGATGAAGTTTCCTTTGCCTCGGCGAGTAGAAATAGAGATCGCATTTGCTTCTCTCTCTACTTGATACATTAGACCTTTGAATTTTTCAACCATCCACCGACCGTTAGAGTCAGTATTAAGATCGAAAACACCAGCAGTTGTTGTTTCAGCAGCTGCACCACGCAGTGCTGTTCGATAAATTGTACGAATAACTTCTCTGTTGATTTCAGAAAGAATCTCAGTAGAAAGAATATTCGCCAGTTCTGTTTCAGCATCCAAACCGTGAACGGCTTTTAGATCCTGAGCAAGTTCTGTTGAGTACTCTGCTTTGAGAGCTCTGGTAACAGCAGTTACAGAAGTTTTTTCAATGGTGAAAGCCATTGCGCTTAATGGATTAGTTCCATCACCCATTGCTTCACCATATGCCGTAGTTGTACCAGTTGCGCCAGTCCAAGGATATACTGCCGGACTTGTATTGTCATCAAACGGGTTAGCATCGTCAGCATCACTAGTCGTGGTATGTGTACCCGTACCAGATGCAGAATGCCGTGTGTCTGCTTCATCAAACAGAGCTTCGCCTCCACCCTGTGTTGAATATTTTGATTTCATAGCAAAGATCAATCCCGTAGGACCGGTCATTGGTTGTACACCACAAACGTCATAAGCGATCATTTGAGGCATTGCTCTACGAACTAGAGAGATCAGAATCGGATCCCATTTAGCAACTCCACCCGTGTCACCCATAGCTCCAGCAGAGTTAGCAGGTGCTGCTTCGTTCAAGAAGTTCTCTTGATTCTCAAGCAACCTACGAGTAACATCTCTCTTATAGGAATCTTTGATTTCAGGCAGATCAGGGTGTGCCATTACTGGTTCCCATTTTTCTTTAATATCTTCAGCCATATACATTTGTACTTCTCCTTTAATTATTAATTTAAAATTTTAAAAACTTAACAAACTTCATTTCACTTTATCCATATATCTAAAATAAGGTTACTTAGATTTGTTTAAATTAGTAATAGCAGCCATAACACTATCCATTCTTCCGTCACTTGATCCATCGGTTACATTTTTATTTGTAGCTGCCGTTGCCTTATTGTCATCCAGTTTCTTTTCTGATTTAAAGTAACTGTTTTTGATAATATTCAGTTTCTCTTTATACTGCTCGTCTGATTCGTAATCAACATCTTCAGTTAACTCTTTCATTTTTTCAATGTCTGTGTCAACCATGCCTTCTACGATATCTCGGAATACGCCTTTAGCTTTATATTCATTTAATTCTTTCACAATATCCATATGCTTCTGAGTTGACTCATCAAGTTTAGTTTCCAATTCGGCAACTTCTTGAACAAGACTCTCAAAGACATCTTCCTTCTCTGCTGGAACATCAATATAATGTTCCTCAAACAACTTCTTCAAACCAGAAATAAAGCTCTCTGTGACTTCGTTGCGAACACCTTGTTCAACAGCAAGCTTATTTTCTTCCATCCATTCTTTTACAACATAATTCATATACTCATCCATTTTCTCTGTCATATCTTTCTGGATGCTTTCTGTTTTTTCTTCCATGTCTTTCTTAGATTCTTCACGGACTTGCTTTCGTATCTTAGCAATCTTAGACTTAACTGCAGCCTCAAAGATTGTAGCAGCCTTCGTTTTGAAATCTTCAGAAAGTTCTTCTCCATCAATCAATGCAGAAACATCTTCAGAAACATCTACTTCGATTTCTTTTTCTTCCTTCTTGGCTTTAGACTCGTCTTTATCGTCATCATCTTCGTCATCATCATCTTTGTCTTTATCCAACCAAGGTGGTTTACCTTCTTTTTTAGACTTGGATTCTTTCTTAGACTCCATCTCATCTTCATCTTCATCATCATCCTCATCATCTTCTTCTTCTTTCTTTACTTTACCTTCTTGTTTAGCAGAAGCTTTAGATTTTTTTGCTTTGGGATCTGATGCTTTCTTAGTTCCTTCATCTCCATCAGGCTCAGACTCTTTTCGTCCTTCTTCGTCATCACCTATATCAGGTAGACCTAATTCTTTATTAGCACTTTTCGCTTCTTCCATATCAACCTCTTCAAGTTTTCCATCATCTGTGAGTGTTTCTTTCTTTGCCATTTTTAATCTCCTAAAAGTAATTTGTTTCGTATAATATTTATAATACTATAGATTTTGAAGAAATTTGGTGAAAACTTCTAGTTTTTTCTGTTCCAATTCCCTCGATTTTGCGTTCTCGATAGTTTTTCTCATCTTGTCGATCTCTCGTTCTTTGATAACACCATTCTCCCATACCCATTCTTTGCCTTCCATAATACCATTGACAAATGCATCTGGTGCTGACGGATCAGCAACAATGTCAACAGTTGAAAGAACAAAATCACTTTGTACTTCGTTTACACCTTCTTTATTTGTTTTAACACTTCCCATACCTCTGGAAGATACACCAAGTTTAACACCCTCATTAATAAAACTTTTAACAATATTACCATTTGGGGTGTCCATTACTTTAGCCTTACCAACAAAATTCTTACCATCTTCTTTTAATTCTTTGATAACATGAGAAACTCTATCCAAGTTAATGATGGGTCCCATTGGATGTCCAAGTTCACCAAGAGCTCGGCCTTCTTTAACGTATCTATTATTAAAGTTATTAACTTCTTTTTTCAAAACAGCATGAGGATATATTCTTCCATTTTGATTTTTAAGATCAGACTGCATGAAGATACCCTTAATATATTGTTCTTTACCCTTAGACTCTGTAATATACTCCAGTTCATGGGTATGTTCTGTTATTAGTTTCATTTGTTTCTCCTTATCCTAATCCTGTTTTAACTTTTGATTTAGTTTTTTTCATCAATCGTTGCATTTCTCTTTTCCTAACTTGTGGCATTATTCTTTTTGCTATTTTATGAATCAATGCTTTCTTTTTAAACAAACGTCTTTCCAAATCTTCTCTTGCTGATAATGATAAGTCAGCCTTTTTTCTAGTCTTTAAAAATCTTTTAGCAACAAGTGCTCGTGCTTTCTTTAGTGCGCGCACTCGCAATTGTGCTGGTGATGCTTTTCTTCGTAATGCAATTGCACGTTTACGAGCAATCATTTTACCTTTAGTTCTCATCATTCTAGCACGACGCATACGAGCCGTCTTACTCATAATCTCATTGATGACTCCATCAACCATATCGTCTATTAAAGCATCATTCATTTTGATTCATCCTTTGGTGTGTCTTGTGATACTTCCCATTCTTTATGTGTCATGTCAGAATGTACTTTATCACAATCATGGTTCTCTGTTCTTCGGCCATCACCACCATGACATTTTTTTCTTGCACCATCTGCTTTAATATACTCAGTTACTTTTTGAATGATACTTTCT